GCCTCTGACAGTCTGGTGCAGCTTGATGAAAACCAGAACAAGCAGGACAGGGTTGAGTTTCTCAGTGCGTTCTCGAACTTCCTGCGTGAAGCGGTCCCAGCCGGTCAGGCATCCCCTGAAATGGTCCCGATGCTGATGGACATGATCAAGTTCGGGATCGGAGGCTTCAAGCAAGGCGCGATCATGGAGGGCTCCATTGATGCAACCTTGCAAAAGATGGCCGCAGCTTCAGCCGAAAAGGCCCAGAACCCGCAGCAAGACCCTGAGACAATGAAAGCCCAGGCTGCTGTGCAATCTCAACAAGCTCGCGCCAATGCCGATATGCAGATCGAGCAGATGAAGGCTGAGATGAATGCCCAGATGGAGACTCAGCGCCAGCAGCACGAAACGCAACTAGCCATGCAGGAGCTGGCGTCCAAGGAGCAGTTTGACCGTTGGAAGGCTGAACTGGAAACCGCATCCAAGATCATGGTCGCAAGGATTGCGGCTAACCCCGGCATGGACCTGCCAATGCTCGAAGCCCAGCAGGCAGCAGCCGAAACGATCACCAAGGAGCTTGGCGATAACGTCCGCATGGCGATGGACCAGATGACCAATGCCCAGAACAACATGGCGAACATGCACGGCCAGTCGATGCAGAAGCTCCAAGATGTTCTTCGGTCCGCCAACGCTCCGAAACGGATTGTGCGCGGTCCTGACGGGCGGGCGCTTGGTGTTGAGATGGTGCCGGATCCATTGCAGGGAATGGTTCAATGATCACAACGACTAAAGGCAATATGGACGAAACATTGCTTGAGAAGCGCGATGGCGTTTTTGAAGACGACAATGAATCGACCACATGGGTGGAATACTGGGACGGCGGCGAAATGATCCACCGCTCGGTTCATGTTCATCTTAAAAAACCAATGATTTCCACTTCTGAGATTGGAGGCTTCGCGTGAGCAATACCCAAGCAATGTGTACGTCGTTCAAGGGCGAAATCCTGTCTGGGATTCATGCTCTTGGCACGACTGTCATCCGGGCAGGCACGGGAGCCGACACGCTCAAGGCGGCACTGTATCTCGCCTCGGCTACGGTTAACGCAGCCACAACGGCCTACTCTGCGACGAACGAAGTGTCTGGCACAGGGTACTCTGCCGGTGGAGTTACAGTCACCAATGCAAACCCGCCCGCGACTGCGGGCACGACGGGGTACTGGACGCCATCTGCCAGCCTTACCTACACTACGGTCACGCTGACTACCGCCTTTGATTGCGTCCTGTTTTACAACTCGACCCAGAGCAACAAGGCCATCTCCGCTCATACGTTTGGATCTCAGACCGTAACCGCCGGGACGTTTACACTTACTATGCCGGTCAGTGATGCGAGCAATGCGCTTATCCGCATTGCCTAACCGGGATGGCGCAGGGTCCGTGGGACACAGGCACATGGGATGACGCCCTTTGGGATAGTCTCCCAATCACGGGCAACGCTGCTACGGGATCACCTGGCAGCGTTGGCGTAGGTGAGCGTACCGTTGCCCTCACGGGCGTCTCTGCGACTGGTGCAGTAGGCACCGAGACACCGGCCAATACCGTCGCCATAACGGGCGTCCAGGCCACAGGGGCCGTTGGGACCGTCACGCCCGACACGGTTGTTGCCCTGACTGGCGTTCAGGCTACCGGCCAAGTTGGGACTGAGGGTTATGAGCTTACTATTGCCCTGACCGGCGTTCAGGCCACGGGCCAAGTCGGAACGGTCAGCTATGACAATCTAATAGTCGGGCTAGACGGCGTTCAGGCTACAGGCTCAGCCGGTAATGTCTTCTTTGTTCCGCCACCCAGCATCGTAATTGATGACACGCACGACGGCGACCGCCGCAAAAAGCTCAAAAAGCGGTTTGACGACGAAATTGCAAAAACAAAGAAAAGGCGCTCTGACGTAATTCTAGCATATGAACGTATTGTCGAGGGACGGCCCGATCTAGCAAAAGAGATAACAAAGGACTTTGAAATAGCTACGGTTGGGCCTCAGAATACGTCAGTAATTACCGTTGATTTTGATAAATTAATCAATGACTTAGCTAGAGTAGAGCTTCTTTGGAATGAGTATCTTGAAATGGAAGATGAAGACGTAATGGTTCTGCTATGACCCGGTTTAGAGCAATATACGACTCAGTTGGAAAACTGGCGGAATATCAGGATGGCATCCTGACTTGGTCCCGCCAAAAGGTTGGCAAAGAAAAAAAACGCAGCCACCAGATAATTAATGATATTAAACCGTATAAGAGTATGGTTGACGGTAGCATGATAACTTCGCGCTCCGCTCACAGAGAGCATTTGCGCAAGCATAATTGCTTTGAGGTCGGCAACGAGACAATGAAAAACAGCTCTTCTGCCGTTGTAAACAGCCGCCGCGAAACGCTAAGCCGCCGGTTGGGGGACATGAGCGACAGTCAGGCAAACAAGATACTTAAACAATTGCGAGGAAATTGACTTGGACACCCAAGATCAGATTGATTTGAACGACGGCAAGGCAGATCGCAAAGAGCTACTTGCTCAGCAGTTTGGCGAAGTTGAAACCGCCGCGCCCCAGCAAGAGCAACAACGCGCCGCCAAAGATGTCGCTGAAGTTGAGCCGGAAGCTGAAGATCCCGTCTGGAAAAGACCGCCTTCTTCGTGGAAGCAGAATTACCACGAAGTCTGGAAAACCGCTGATCCGCGCCTGCAAGAGTATGCGTATAAGCGCGAAGAAGAAATGCGGGCTGGCATAGAGCCGCTCAGGTCCAAGGCTCAGTTTGCCGACCAGATGAATGAGGCAATGCAGCCTTATTTGAACACCATCAACGGCCTGGGGATTGACGCGCCGCGCGCCGTTAAGGCGCTGATGGAAGCGGATCACACGCTTCGGTATAGCTCGCCAAGCCAAAAGCGGGACTACCTTATCAATCTAGCCAGCCAGTATGGAATTGATCTTAGCGGTGCGACCGCTGGCTCGCCTGCGCCATCCGGGTCAGTTGATCCGCGCTATTTTGCAATGCAAAACGAACTTAATACTGTTCGTGGCGAAATCAAAAGCTTCAAGCAGCAACAAGAAGAAGCTGAAAACCAATCTTTGCTTGGCGAAATCAACAGTTTCGCGAGCAAGGCGGAGTACTTTGAAGAAGCACGACCCGTTATGGTCCAACTCCTACAGAGTGGCGTAGCTGGGACACTGGAAGAAGCCTACGAAAAGGCTATTCGCCTTGACGACGATATTTTCTCTCAGACGCAACAACGCTCACAGGCGGCAGATGCGGCGCAGAAAAGCTTGTCGGCCAACCGGGCTGCGAAAGCGGCCAAGGCAGCAGCGGTTAGTGTTAAAAGTTCCACACCCGGCACCAAGACCACAACCAACGCGCAAGACAGACGCTCTATGTTGCTCGAACAATTCGACAGCGTGAACGAGCGTTTTTGATCACTGATGAAAGGACTATAAAATGGCTTTTGCTAATAGTTCGGTCAGCGACATCATTGCGACAAACATTCAGAGCCGCAGTGGCGAACTGGCCGACAACGTAACTAACAACAACGCGCTCCTTCGTCGTTTGAAGGATCGTGGCAACGTGAAAACGTTCAGCGGCGGTAACGTCATCCTGCAAGAAATCATGTATAATGATTCAAGCACGAACAACACGAACAGCTACTCCGGTTACGAAGTCCTGAACGTGTCGCAGAACAGCCCCATCTCGGCTGCTCAGTTCTCGATCACTCAGTATGCGTCGGCAATCACCATCTCCGGTCTGGAAATGATCCAGAACTCCGGCAAGGAAGCGATCATTGACCTTCTGGATGGCCGCATGAACGTTGCTGAAGCCCAAATGGCTAACCGGATTGGTAGCGACATCTACCTTGACGGTACGGGCAACGGCGGCAAGAACATCACTGGACTTGGCGCTGCTGTTCCTGATGCGCCGACCAGCGGTACTTACGGCGGCATCAACCGCGCTTCCTTCACGTTCTGGCAGTCGGTCGCCTTCTCTGGCGTAACCAACGGCGGATCGGCTGTAACTGCCTCGAACATCCAGCAATACATGGATTCTCTGGCTGTTCAGCTCATTCGCGGAACTGACAAGCCTGACCTGATCGTGGCTGACAACAACTACTACCGCCTCTACCTTCAGTCGCTGCAATCCATCCAACGCATCTCGGACTCCGGTTCGTCGATGGCTGGAGCTGGCTTCGCTTCGCTGAAATACTACGGAGCTGGCATGGCGTCTGACGTTGTGCTTGACGGTGGTATCGGTGGTGCTGCAACGGCAAACCACATGTTCTTCCTCAACACGAAATACCTCATGTTCCGCCCACACGCAGACAGGAACTTCGTGCCAATTGGTGGAGAGCGTCAGTCTGTCAACCAGGATGCCGTGGTTAAACTGATTGGCTGGGCGGGCAACCTTACTTGCTCGGGAGCGCAATTCCAAGGCGTCCTGATTGCTTAGAAAGGCAACACAACATGGCTTATTCATTTACTGAAAATCGCGCTGGACAGCTTCAGATTGCGAACACTGACTCCGGCGTCACGATGCCGAACGGTTCGTCTGCCGTCCCCACCCCGCCGAACACGCTCGGTCAGGTTTGCCGAGCGGCTGACCCGACCTACGGCGAAGGTGAGTTCATCATGCTTGTTGGCGTTGCCAGCACCGTGGTTGGCACGCTGGTGACGTATAACGCCACTACCTACCAGACTGCCTTTTCGCCAAACACGGCGGGAACCGGCACTCCGGTGGCGGTGGCTATGTCGGCCTGTACTGCCGGACTGTTCGGCTGGTATCAGATCGGCGGTCTAGCGGTCGTCAACAAAACTGCAACGCAGGTCACTGCGGGCGTTCCTGTTTATCAATCGGCAACGACTGGTAGCATCATGCCCACGGCTGCAACTGGCAGGCAGATTCTTGGCGCTCGTTCTGCCAACTTGGCAACGGTGACGACCACGACTGCCACTGTTATTGTGTCGATCAACCGTCCGCATCTGCAAGGTCAGATTACTTAATGATTGTTCCGTCTAATATAGACGAAACGATCCCCGTTGTGTGTAACACGGGGGATCAAGAAGTCCTCGGCAACATAACTGTTGCCGTCGCTCTTGATCTCCCGTGGTTACATCTTGCTGAACCGCATGACGGAATAGCTGTGATTGTAGGGGGCGGCCCTTCAATGAAGCCGCTGCTTCCTATGATTGCTGCTCACCAGCGTTCTGGGCATAAGGTTTTTGCCGTAAACGGCACAATTCCCAGTCTTCGCATTGCAGACGTAACCCCAGATTTTTTCGTGCTGTTAGATGCCAAGCCCAGCAATGTTAATTTTGTCCGACCTCACAAAGACACTAAATACCTGATTGCATCTCAGTGTAACCCAGTCGTCTTTGACGCCTTGAAGGGTTACGATGTGACCGTCTGGCATCCAGCCTATCCCGGCATTTGGCCCATCTTGGGCGACAGGCCCTGCGCTGTAATTGGCGGCGGATCTTCTGTCGGGCTGCTAGCCATAAGCGTAGCGTTCTGCATGGGGTACAGGCACATTCATGTCTACGGCCTAGACTCCAGCTATTCGGGCGATGGATCGTCACACGCTTACGTTCAGGACGCCGAAGATGATCGTGCAAATTACAGTGTAAATGGCGTAGAATACGCGGCGTCAAAATGGATGGCTAGGCAAGCTGTAGAGTTTCAAACTGTAGCGGCTCAGTTAGCCGCTGAAAACACCACAATTCACGTTCACGGTTACGGTCTTCTCCCGGCGGTAGCTGTTGAAATGGTTGGCCTGCATAAAGTAGACTCAAGCCACGGTCTGCAATAATACGTTAAAGTTAATTGGATGCCGTTTATAATCATCTTCAAAATAGGACAAACCCATGGCTATTCCCTCTCGCATCCTTGCCTCCGGTAACTCCCCGCTGGCGACCATTTCTATTGCTGGCGACGGCGCGACTGCCCTCACTGCGACTGGCAGCACCCAGGCGACCGCGCTTCAGCTTTCTGCCGTCATGAACGCAATGGGCACGACTGCCGCCAGCACTGGCGTCAAGCTGCCTCCGTGCGAAGCCGGGGCAGTTGTGTACATTTACAACGGCGGTGCCAACACGCTTCAGGTTTACAGCAATGAAACCACGGGCGTTACAATGAACGCGGCGGTTGCCGGGTCCACCGGCGTTGCCCTTGGCACGCTCAAGACTGCAATCTGCCTTGGTACGTCAGCAACCACATGGGCAGTCACCTGCGCCCTGACCTCCACTTAAGGAACCATTTATGTCTTTGGACAGCGACATTTCAAATCCTGACAACCAGCTGCACGTAGAGTTCTACACGCACAATGCAGGGCCTAATAAGCAGCTACCCTACGTCAGGATCATGACGCCCGGAGATAAGACCAACATCATTGAGCAGCCAGCAGCCGAACACTACAAAGAGCGGTTTGTGCGGCAATGGCTACATTACCAGTCGAAAAACAGTGATTATGGTGTAATCGGCACGAAACTTGATCAATGGTGTGCGGAAAGGCCAGAAGACTTCAACGAACACCAACTGGCTGAGTTGCAAATCCTGAAGTTCCAAACTGTTGAACAAGTTGCTATGGCAACGGACTCACAGCTACAACGTATTGGCATGGGCGCTGCTGGTATTCGCGAACGCGCCAGAGGCTATCTTGCAAAGAAAAACCAATCCCAAAACACGGCTGACCTGGTTGATGCTCGCACCGAACTTGAAAAGCTTAAGGCCCAGATGGCGGACCTTATTCGAGCAGGTTCTTATGCTCCGCTTGCCAAGCGCAAACCCGGTCGTCCGCGAAAAGAGATCGTAGATGTCAACCACGACAATGCTTCAGTTGGTGCAACAAGTAACGAATGAGCTTGGTGTACCAACTCCAGTTTTCGTAGCTAACAACACGAACCAAGACGTAATTCAGATTCTGGCGTTGATGAACGCTTCTGGATACGAGCTGCTGCGTAAGGCTGACTGGCGTGAGCTGACTAGCCCGTACTCGCTCTTTACTGAGTACGTGACGACTACGGGCACTTACACGACGGCGGCGCTAACCATTACCGGCATCCCGTCCACCGCTGGGCTTGATACGACTTACATGGTCGTAGGGACCGGGTTTCCGAATGCTACGTTTATCACCAGCGTAGATTCCTCAACTCAGGTGACGGTGTCGAACTATTCGGCTAGCGCCGTCACCGCCGGGACAATCTATTTCCAGAAGGTCAAATACGACCTGCCCGCTGACTATGACGCCATCGTCCCGCGCACTCAGTGGGACAAGTCAAAGCACTGGGAAATGCTGGGGCCGGAAAGCGCCCAGCAATGGGAATGGCTCCTTAGCGGCTTTATCAGCACGGGGCCGCGCATACGTTGGCGGCTCTACGGAAATTATTTCCAGATCTGGCCGGGTTACTCCAGCACTGAGCTTCTTGGCTTTGAGTACAGAAGCAAGGGTTGGGCAAATAACGCTGCCGGTGCGGTGAAGAACAGCTTCACGGTTGATACGGATACCTGCCAATATCCAGATCGGCTGATGGTGCTGTCCACGAAGCTTAAATACTTCCAGGCCAAGGGCTTTGACACGACTGCGCTGTATCGTGACTATCTGATTGAATTTGACACTTCAGTGGCTCAAAACACGTCGGCGGCTAACCTGTCGTTTGCTCCTAGC